CTTGTTTCTCAAATTCTTCTATAAGTTTTTGAGTTTCCCAAGACTCTTCTATAGGATTTTTATATAATATCCAACCGTTCATTTATTAACCTTTGTTATTTTTTCGTACCAGGGACTAAACCAATTTAATACATCGGTTTGACTTCCATACACTTTTAATAAATCTCTTTTCTTCATTAATAAATCATTAGGTAATCTAACATCATGATTTTTATCAAAACACCATAACAACTCTGGTCTTAAATGATTTAATATATCGTGTAATGCTCTATGTCTTGGATGACCATATTCACCTTGTTTATTATGTGTTACTATTTTTTTATATTTTCTTTCTCTCAATACTCTTAACAATTCATAGATAAGTTTTTCTCTATGATAATCTTCCCCACCTTTATACCCTGTCCAATGTTCAAATTCTTTTATCCCTATAAACTTCATAGAGGCTATAAGTTCTTTTTTTCTAACTTCATTATGACATTCATCCACTACTACAACTTTATATTCGTCTGAATGTGTTAATAATTCAGCTCCACCGAATAGTGCTTCGTCATCAGGGTGTGCTACAATCATTATCTTATCAATCATATTAAATACATTTGTTTATAATTAAATACATTAGTAAACATATCATCCAAACAACTATACTACTTGGTTTAGGTAATAACTCTTTCCAATTAATCACTATAATATACCTTTACATTTTTATGGTTTTGTAAAATGGATGCTGGTATATCTTCAGTAATATTACCATACATCGCTTGTTCTAAAATATCTTTTTTATGTTTTCCATTTGCCATTAATACTATTTTCTTTGAACTCATAATTGGTTTCAATCCCATAGTAACTGCTTGTGTTGGTACTTCATCTATAGTTGGAAAAAATCTTGAATTATCTTTAATTGTTTCTTCGTTTAAATCTACCATTCTTGTTTCTGAATCAAATGAAGAACCAGGTTCATTAAAAGCTATATGTCCATTACCACCAATACCCAATAAACATAAATCAACTTCAGTTCCATAACTCAAATCTGGCCACACTGCAGTATCACCTGGAAAATATATATTATCATCATTCATATTAATATGTTTAAATAAATTTTCCATCATAAAATATCTATAACTTTGGTCCTGAATTGTATTATCAACATATTCATCTAAATTATATGTAGTTGTGGTACTCCAATCTAATTGTCTACTTACAAGTTCTTTATATAAACTAAGTGGTGTTGAACCTGTAGGTAATATTAATTTAGGTTCTGGTAATGTTAATGTATGTTCAACTATATCTGCTACATGACTACCTAATTCCAAATAACTACTTAACTCTTTAATTTTATTCATTCAAATATTCCTCACTCCACAATTTAGTTGTTTCTGGAAATACTTCTAACATTATTTTCTTTAATGCTTTCGCATATTCTTGTATCTCTACTTGAGCTGTTGGTTCATCTCTCAATTCTATGAAGTTCATCACACTTTGAAATGATGCAGTCCACCACACCTTTGTATAAACCGTCAATGGTAAAATACTTCTTGCCTGTTCTCTTGCAACACCCATCTCTAATAAATCTTCATATGCTGATATAGCTTCTCGTTGACCAATTTCCCAAGTTCTTTTTGCATACGCTTGTTTATCTACCAAACCATCACTTGCTTGTTTATTATCATCCGATTGTTTACGAAACTCTGTTGGTTGATAGAACTCATCATAAGGAACATATCTTCCACTTATCTCATTCCATGCATGGTCTTTCGTTGGATGGTTTGATGTGGTTTCTATACCAACTACATGCTTATACCATTGTCTCATTACAAATTCAGGTGCTTTAATAATAACTTGAATATGTTGATGTCTAAATGGTGAGAAGTGTTTGTGTTTGATTAAAAACTTTGATAATTTCTTATCTTTGTCTGTAAATTCTTTACTACGACTACCAAATGATACACGAGCTGCATTTACTGGAGTTAAATCATCTCCAAGTGTATCTATTAATTCAATATAACCTTTATCCAATACATCAATTTTCACTATGCACTTCCTTTTAATTTAATCATTTCTATTAATTCATCACTTCTTTCTTTTTTATATTTTTCACGAATTTTTGTTGCTGATATCTCACCAATTTCTGTAGGTGGTGTGTGTTCTATAACATCATATCCCACTCCTCTACCATAATTTACAGATTCTATATCAGGTATTATCATAAGTTTAACTTGTTCAACTCTAATATAATCTGATAACTCTCTTGATAACATATCAAATACTTCTTCAGAAGTGAATGGATTGTTTTTATCTGGCATCATATCTCGAATACAAATCAAAACATTCTTACCCTCTTTCAATCGTTGTTCTATTAACCATTGATGTCCTTTATGCCAAGGTTGCCATCTGCCGATAAACATCGAATATTTCATCTACACTCTCCTCTATTGTTTTGTCTGTATTTATATCTGTAAAATTGTGAAGTGGTGGTTCATAACCGTCTACGAAATAATCTTCCTTACCTCGTATCTCCGTTGTGTGAAGATAAAACTCTGCAATATTTCTATTCGATTTTAATTTTTCTCGTTGATCTCTGTATGGTGATACCATAGATACAATAACTATAAAACCTTTATCATCTAAAACTCTCGTCATATTTATTGCAAATTGGATATTCTTTCTACGACCTTTTTCTGAGTAATCTTTATTATCCAATACATCTCTTAAATCATCTCCATCTAAATGCACAACTGCTTCAGATGTATAAGAAATTAATCTATTGTAAAATTCTGTTGCTAATGTAGTTTTACCAGAACCTGGCTGACCTGTGAACCATATAACCATTTACTATAACCTTTACTAATTATAAATATACATTCCAAATCCCAAATACATATTTATTCCTGTGGTGTTTGGTTTTCTCTTGCTTTAACATGAAAATCTACAAAACTAATCGATTCCGTTCCATCCCCTATTACTTCTTTAGTTTCTTCTTCTATTAATTTACCTGTATCTTTCTTTAAACCTTTCATATCAATTCTCATTTGTCCTGTAATTGAAGTTGTCCATCCAGATGCGTCTAATTGATGGTCTTGTGAAGATACTTGAAATAATGCATACTTCCTATAAACTTCGGGTAAATAATCTACTGCAAACATATCATACAAATCTATTCCGCCGATACCAGCCATAGTAAAAGTAACACCTAATGGTACAAGTGGATCAATTTCATATTGAGCTTCTGGAGACATAGTTAATAAGTATATCATAGTTTTTTCATAACTTGGTATCATTGTACCATCTGGATTCCAAATTAAACCAACATTTTGTGGTGTATCTACATTAAACCAATTATATGCTTCATCAAATTTATCAATTTCTTCTTCAGTTAATCTATTTGATTCTAATTCTTTAATAATTTCATTTGGTGATTTATCTCCCATTGGCTGTGTAAAAGAATCGCTTGCAGGTTTAAATTCAACTGCAGAATCTTGTTTTGTATTTATTGATCTCTTTGCTATTTTACCTTCAGCTGATGGATAAGTGATATTTTTAAGTACTACATCTTTATGTTTATCTTTATCATCTCCACCTGCACCTGATAAATCAATATTTTGTAATTCAGCTAAAGCTCTAAGTCCAAAATCTTCTGGTTTTTGTGTACCTGAATCTCCTTTTTTCTTTGTATTTTTATTAGTATGAAACATTGCCATTGTTGCCTGTGCTGAACTCAACTTAACATCCATATCAAAACTTTTCAGTAACGAATCTTTACCAAAATTTCTAAAAACAAATGTACGATTACAATCTCTTGCTTTAGATTCTGTATGTGTCATATCTAATTCTGGATTAACATCTCCTACTCTATATCTTGTAGAATATAAATCAACAACTCCAATTTGTCCAGTATTATTTGTTTGGCACACAACTTTAAAATCCCAATAACTACCATATTGAGCATTTACAGTTGACCAAAAACTATTCAAAGCACTTTCTAAATCTCGAACACCACCTGAAAATTGTGATTTTAAAAACTCACTACTAAATAAAAAATTTCTTATAATTCCCTTTCCTTCGACTGAAGGTGTAAGAGATTCATCTTTATCTGTATCTGGGTCATTTACAGTTTTCATCTCTTCAGCAGTCAGTTCAAATTTTGGAATTCTTTCCGGATCATCTTTAATTGCTTGTAAAGTATGAAAAAAATCAGTATAATCCTTTAAAGTTTCACTTCCTTCAAATTTCTTATTCATTAATGCACCAATTCCACTATTTTTTAATCCTTCTTTACCTTGTGTTGGAATTATACCAGCAGTCTTTCCTGGTAAAATAATATGTTTTGAAATTGTAAATAAATTTTTACCACTTCTGCATGTAGTAGGTCCAGTTATAACTTCAGGTTCTTTATTCCCCTTCTTATCCATATTAAATGTAATACCCATACTTCGTACTGAAGTCATTAATTTTGTATTTGGATTTCCATAATCTTTAGTACCATCTGGTTGTGGTAAATTTTCACCCTCTGTAGTAAATGCAAAAAATGTATTCAATACTATATCTTCGAAATACGCCCAATTACACCATCCTTTTTCTCCATCATGATAAACTCCTTGTTCTTTTTTCTTATAGGCTTCTTTTAAATTATTATCAAAATTCTCCATAAACTTTTCAAAAAATAAGTTTGAATTATTATAAGCTTCTTCTCTTACTTTAGAATTATTTTCTACTGTAATTTCATTAACTGCTTCTTCTGGTGCAGGGTCTATTTGTCCTTTAAATAGTGTACTCCCCATTGAAGTTAATTCTGTAGTACAATCGAATCCACCTTGATCATTAATTTTATAACTAAATGATTTTATTTTACCTATTGCACAATAATAATCTCCACCTGCCAGTTTTATTCTTTCATTTGTTGCTCTAAATATTTGAACCATATCATTTGCATCTGTTACTGGTGGTGCTTTTTTATCTGGATCAGGTGTTCCACTATGTGAAATTCCATTATTTTTACCCCATCCAAATTCAACCAATACTAATCTACCATGTGTTAATAAAGAATTTTTATATTTATCAAAATCTCGTATATCCCAAAATTTCCAATTAATAGTTACATTTTGAATTGAATGATTTTTAAATGTTGTACTGATAGATGTAATTCCACTATGTGGTCTAAAAACGGAATTTGCTTTACTTGTGCGTAAACTTTCTTTTGATGTTAATGGTTTATTCATTGGTGTTTTTGCAACTTCTTCACCACCTTCAAAAGCACTCGACAATCTAAATAATTTCTTCTCATCCACTTTTCCATCTTCATCATAATCATAAACGGCAGATGTAACTCTAGCCCAAACTGATTTTGTTAACATTTCATCCATTGCATTTGAAGAGTCAACATTTCTTGGTTGAAGTGGTGAATAAGATTTATCTCTATTTAAAGCATCTATTCGATTGAATAGTGTTTGTTGAATATTTTTATCTATTTGATCAAATTGAAACATTATATACGATTTATTTTAGTGTGTTGTTTTAATATTTCACCTATTTCTGTTGGTATGATTAACTTTTCTCCAACTTCCATTTTAATATTACCTACAAAATTATTATTTGCTCTTGCAATAACCCACCATAAAGTTTGGTCATTATAAAATCTATGAGCAAGAGACATATAAGTATCATCAAATCTAACATAATAAGTTATATCTGAATCTTTTCGTACTATAATAGGGTATTCTGTAGTTGCAAAAACCTTATTCTTTGTTACTCTATCTTTAAGTATTTTAGTGGTTCTATATCTACTCATAGTTTATTTTACAGGTATACCTGCACTCCATTTTGGGTTTCCATCCATCATAGGTCTTGCTGTTTTTCCATTTCGTGGGTCTGTTTCAAATGTTCCAAATTTGTTTTTTCCAACACCCATATCGTTCAACCAAGGCACTTCATAATGTTTACCTAATGTGTGTGGTAAATACTTACCAACATGAACAAACTCAACACTCACACTAAACACTTGTGGTATTTGGTGTCCTTCATCCAATTCCCAAGTAGCATTCTCTTCCATTGTGATTGCAATAGAACTAAAATATCCTGGAGTATTATTGAATAAATCTCCAATGGTTAAATAAATGTATGGTGCTACTGGTCTCTCTTCATCATCAGTATCTAAAATCTTTTTAAATGTAGGATAACCCAATCCCATTAAATAATTCATCTTCTCTTGAATGATTGGTATTTCTTGTTTAGTAAATGCTGCTACTTTAAAATCAAACGATACACTTCTATCTGCCCCACCATATAAATGAATAGAATCTGGTCTACCAATATATTTTTCAGTAGTCCAACTTGGTGTAACGGTATCGGTTATTGTACCGATATGTGCAGGAAATACTAACCACTTACCATTTACCGCATCTCTTATTCTAAATTTTATAAAATCTTTTGGTAATGTAGTATCTGCAGTTGGAGCCCAATTTAACTTATCAAACTTACCACCATAAGGAACTTGTAAAGTATTACTTACACCAACACTATAAAGTTTACCAGTATCACTTCCATCTGAACTTTTTATAAGACTCTTTCCTAAATTATATTTTTCTCCTGATACTTTACCTTCTTCTGTATCCCTATGTAAAGCCCATAGTCCAGTATCATCTAATTCTGTTCCAGTTGCATTTATAAAAACATTTCCAGCTTCCATAGTAGATGATTCTTTTGGTGCTTCTTTCTTTATCACATCTTTATAGTCATATTTTTTCTCACTAAATGGGCCCATAGTACTTTTTACCGAATGTACTGGGTCTTCAAATGCATTATTTCCTAAACCAAGAGCACCTAATAATCCCCCAACTGGACTAGCTACTACTGGGGTTTCAATTCTTGTCTTATGTAAACCAACTAATCTATTATCTTTTCTACCTGCTCCAGAAACTCCTAATGCACCAAGTGCTGAACTAAATAAACTACCAAGTAAACCCTGTTCCTCTTCTTCTGGAGTTGTTATATTTACACCATCAAGTGATGTATCATATGAAGGTGGATCATTAACATCTAAAAATGTTCCATTAGTATGTCGTGGTAAATGTAGTCCAGGTACAATTGAACCTATTACACCAAGTGGATTAAATATTCTATTTTCTATAATTGGGTTTTGAGCCTGTAAAACAAATTGTTTCAAATTCCAAATGATACCTCTTGGTGTTAATGTCCATTTTGCAAATCTAATTGCATCTTCTGCAGTTCTAACAACATTTAAGGCCAAACCACCTCTGAAAATTCCCTCATCTAAACCAATACTATCATAACCATCACCAATATCGTGAACTATAAATGGTTCATCAAAACCAAAGTTATTTGGTTCTCGTAATGCTTTTGCCATACCACCTTTAAATTCATAAAGTTTATCTATATCTCTTAACCTAAGTTCTGAATGAAGTTTACCCTCTTCACCATCAATAGTATTTTCTGCACTTTCACCAAAATCTCCAAGATTTGGTTTATTTGTTCCATAACCAACTCTTGCATTAACCACTCTGTCATAACTTATAGTAATTAAATTACTACCAAAATCTTCAATATCAAAATCTGTATCAACCATTTCTGATACAAATTGTCCACTTGTGAATCTGGCATTTATATCAAACATATCAGTAAATGAACCTTCAGAAAAATTCCAATCATTTCCACTACCAATTATATAATGTGATTCTACATCTTCACCATGTGAAATATTAAGATTAAATCCTGGATGGTTTTCATCACCAAAATAGTTTACCGCGGTTGGTGTAAAACCATCTTGATTTACAAAATTACTTACTTTATGTTCTGGATGTAAATGTAAACCTGTTTGATGTGTATCATCGAAATAATTAACAAATGAACTTTCAAAAATACTTGAATCTTCTAATGGATTATAATCAGGTGTGAAATAATCCGTACCATCGGGATTCATTATATGTATACTTTCTGCATCTGATAATGGATTATAATTAGGTATGAAATAATCAGTTGTTCCCAATCCTGTAATAGCATTCTCAACATACTCGGTTGGATTATTAGTTTGTCTATTGGGTGTAAATCCAGTAGCCTTATCCTCACCAAAATATTCACCTTGTTTCACTCCTACCTTTGAGTAGTTGAAACTTGTAATATCTGTTAACATATCTATAAGTGCCATTATTATTCCTTAGTTAATCCCTCTACTTTAGTACCTGTTTGGTTGTTTGCTTCTATAATTTGTTGTAACATTATCAGAGATTTCTCTTGATACACCTTTGTTGTCTCTGAATCCGTTACTTGATGTTCTGCCATTTTTTTCATTGTATCTGGTTCTTCTGCAGATACTTTTTGTTCTATTGCGGTTGATTGTTCTCCTATAACTTCTGCACTATCTTTATTCGCCTTACTTATATCTCTTGCAGCTAATCCTGCATCTATTGCGAGAGATGCTGCCGTTCCAAGTCCAGGAATTATTGAAGCAGCTCCACTTGCAATTTCTCCTACTGCACCTGCCAAATCACCTTTCATCAATCTACTGAGTCCAAATCCAAGTCCAGCTATAAGTCCTACACCAGGTATTTTCTTTAAAGCACTTTTCGCTAAAGTCTTACCTGCTATTTTTGCAGTTCCTTTTGTAACCGCTGCTTTGGCTGCCGCACCATAAACTTTTTTACCAGTTGATTTCATTATAGCACCACCACCTTTTTTGGTTAATGCTTTTTTACCTGCAACTCCTAAAGCAGCCTTACCCATTAACTTAGTACCACCACTTTTCATAGATTTCAGCATTCCACCTTTTCCAAAACCTTTAAGCATACCCATGCTCCGCGCTGCAGTAAGAAGAAGAGTTACGGCCGTAAGGCCAAGGGTTGCCTTTATTAAAAAACTCATTACTTTTTGTAGGCCCTCAATCCCTTTATTTAAATTTTTGGTCATATTCGCTTGTTGTTTTTTAATATCTTTGTCGGCATCTTTTACTTCCATTTTTCCACCTGCCAACTTACTCAATTCATCTACTGAAACTCCAATTGAATCTGCCAATGCTCTTCTTTGAAGAACATTCATCTTTTCTAATTCTGCCTTACCACCAATTTGTTTTACTACATCTGCGGCTGCTCCTGCTAAATCACCCTCAAGTGCTAATGCTCTTGCCTTATTATAATTTAATTGTTTACCAATTAACATTGAGGCTTCCATTTCTTTCTCTATGGAAGATTCAAAGTCTAATAGGGAATTGGCTATTTTAGCTGTAGTTGCTAAATTTAATCCTAACTTTCTTGCCTGAACTGCAGCCTTAGCTATATTTTTTCCACCATCTAAACCAAACTCAGCAAACATTTCTGTATTTGCTGCAATATCATTCATAATGGCTCCAGGAGCGACATTATTTGATTCTGCTAACGCAGCTGTAAATTCTAAGGTTGCTTTTGCACCCGCTTCACCAGCTGACGAAATTGATTCCATTGCTTTAAAAACTTGAATACCTGTTTCTGAAGAGACACCAAGTGATTTTGACATCAAACCAAAATAATTTACATTTTCTTTTGTAACGGCACCTATTCCACCCAAATTATTTGCTAATTCTCCTGCAATTTTTGTACCATCGATTCCCAATACTGAAAGTGATGAATTAACCAAAGTTAACTTTGAAGCCAACTGTATAGATTGATTAGCGGAAGTTCCCAATTCGTCTTGGAAATCAAAAGCTTGTTTAACTCCCATACTAAGCATTTTAACAACTGCTACTAATGCAGCCAACATTAAAACAAATGGATTTTTTAATAATGCCATTGAAAATAACTCAGCCTGTGCAACCATACCTTTCATGCCCGAAACACTTGATCCTATAGTACCAAGTAATTTGTCAGTAAGTTGATGTTGTACTTGAACTTTTGCAACCATATCTTTATTTTTATCATAAAGTTGTTTAGTAAACTTTGTTTGTTTTTTAAGTTCTTTTACTTTTTCTTTAGCCTCAACAGTACCAATCTTTTCTAACTTTCTAACTTCAGCAGCTGCTTTTAAAATTTTCTTTTTATGTGCTACCATATCGAAAGCTAATGCAGATTCTTTATCGGTAAGATCACGAAGTTCATCTTGGACATCTGAAAGTCCTTGTGTAATTTTTAGTTCTTTCTTCTTAATTGTTAAAATAAGCTTTGCTGATTTAATATCTTTCTCTCGTTCAGCTCTTTGTGTCTTATTTAACCCATCAATACCTTTTAATAATCCTTTGATTTTTTCTTGCTGAGCTGCTTGTTCTTCCGTAAGCTTGATAATTTGTTCAGCATTTTCGAGTGCTCTATCTGAGTCGGCCATTTATTTTTTCCTATTTAAAATTAGAATTAAAATCCTAATTCTCTATCATACTTCATATATTTATTTGGATTCTTTTTAAAATCCTTTATGAAATCTGCAACCTCTTCATTCCCTTTATCTATAATTGATTGAATTTTCTTATCACTAAGTTTTTGAATATCTCTCTTCAGGCGTGCAAAGAAACCCTCTAACAAACCTGCTTCGTGTAATTTTCTTAGTTGTGATTCTTTAATTTTCATGGAATTTTCCCTATATGATTTTATTCAGTAATAAATATCAAACTTTAAGATTTTTGAAATCTTTGCTTAGGTTGTTGTTTTTCTATTTCTGCGTTTTCTTTTTGCCGAGTATCAATTAACAATTTAAGATAAAATCTCCTTAAATATACTGGCATAGTGTAAATTTCGGAAAAGGTGAATCCCTTTCCATGATAAATTATATTGTAAATTTCTTCGTGAAGTTCTTTTTTATAATTCGGACTCAGGCCAAAAAAATCGTACTCCTATTGGTATATTTACCGTATGGAGTTCTCCTATTTGACTTTCGTATTCACAATCAAAATTTATATCAGGTGATACTGAATTATATTTTTTACGAAATGCTTTTGTGTCTAATGATAAGAACTGATTATCAACAAAATTATTAATAGTTTTTCGTTCAGTTTCACCATCAACCGAAATAATTTGTTTTTTTAGACGAGTTGTTAATTCATTTGATACTCCAGTTACCTTTGATAACTTATCATATGCTTTAACTTCTTTATCAATTTCTTTCTCGTCTTTATGTGTGAGTAATTTAAATTCAAGTTTCTTCTTAGTGTTAGGTAAAGTAAATGAAAATTTGTTTTCTTTTGCACTATTAAAAACTTTTTCATCTATTTCCTTATTCTTTAACTCTGTTAAATTAAAAGTATGTTCTACTTCTAATCCCGTATCTGGATCTTCTATCACTACTGTATAGTCTTTACCATATCCCAATACTCTTGTGCCTACCATTAGTGCATTTTTATCACCAATTAGTAAGTCATCTATACTAACTTTAGGGTCTGCGATAACACTTTCTAAAAGTTTATCTATTACTACTCCCTTTTCAATTAAGTTTGTTGAAGTTAATATATCTTCTTCTCTTGCTGTCATATATTTGACATCGATTGTTCCTGAATGAAGTGGACTATCCTCTGGATAGAGTGAACCTTTTGAAGGTAGAGCCAGAACTTCGGTCGGAAAATCGTACTGATTTTCAGCCATTTTTTTTCTCCTATGAAATGTGTTTAAAACCGTTTATTTATAATAACTATTATTTTAATTTAAAATAATCAAATTTATTTTTTTTGTTGTGAAAAAATCTTTTCAGCTCCTGCTATACCGAAACTACCTAATGTAGTTAATAGAAAAGAATTATAAACAACTTCGTTAATTACTAAATCCTTACCAATAGCACCTGTTACAATATCTGCAGTTGCAAATATTACCATCACTGCAAACGCACCAAACCCTATAATAGATTTCTCGTTATATGAGTTATCATCTTTAAAAATATCTTTAAAGGCCATGTTGTTTTCCTTATAGTTTTAGAACGAAAGTACTGCGTAGTCGTAACGAAGTGTTAACGATATATCAGCGACATCTGCTCCATTAGCAAAATCTAAGTCATTGAAGTTAGCGGTTTGTATGAAAGCACCTTTCAATACCCACTCCTCAACTTTATCACCTACTGGACCTAAAAGATTAAATTTAATCTCTTTCTTATAAAAATCTGAATATCCATCACGACCTGTTACTGATTCGTGGTGTAATCTTACCCACTCCATAACTGCCTGTGCTCCACTTGGAACGATTGGATCATATAGAGTTATTTCTAAAGGCTCCCATGTACCTTTACCTTTAATATATCTTTTAATATTGATATGATTAAGTTCAACTTCTTCAAAGGTAATTTGTGGTCGATTCATTGTCTTTACAAAATAAGAAGGTATTCCGTCAATATACATGACGAAACGATTTTTCGTTTTCGGTTCAAACGGTGTAAAAAAGATTTCGTCTGCTGCTAATATGTCGGCCATTTTGTTCTCCATTTTAATTATTTGCCGTTAATTTTTCTTCGATAATAAATATCAGAAATCTAAAAAAAATGAATCTACACACTATAATTATATATCATTATTAGAAGTTTTTTAGAAGTTTTTTCTATAGAGTCAAAATTTTCCCTTAAAAGAAAATGAGACACCCCGACTTTTTGACTTTTTTCGTAGAAATGAAAAACCCACACTCTAAATTGAATGTGGGCTCTTCGTTATAAGACAGTATTTTTATAAGTTAAACTTACTCAGGGAATGCTGCCCCAGTTGGTTGAACAACAAAATCCAACACAATGAACTCTGCAGTTCTCGTAGGTTGAATAAAGATTTGTCCTCTCAACTCATTTCTATCAACAACATCTGGTGTGTTGTTAGAGTCATCCATCACTACTTTAAATGCTGACAAACCACTATTAGCTTGAACTGATTCTAAGAATGGATTAACTATTCCTAAGAATCTGTTTCTTGTTGATGCTGTGTTTTGTTCGAACACCAAGTATCTTGAAGATGAAGCAATGAATTTACGAAGTCTAATTAATAGTCTTCGAACATTGATTCTATCAAGAGCTGATGGTTTTCCCTGTAATGTTTTTTGTCCAAACACTACAACTCCTTGTCCAGGAAAAGATGCAATTGGATTAACACGACCTTCATAAAGAGTATCTCTCTCTGTATGTGTTAGTCTTGTTTTTGCTTCCACTACACTTCCTAATCCACCTCTGTTTAAACCTGCAGGTGCGAACCATTCGTGTGCTACACTATCTGTAAATGCGATTACTCCAGGTAGTACAACTGATGGCGGAACCCAAACTGGTTTAGATTTAGTGGTATCAATCACTTTGACCCAAGGATAATAAGTTGCTGCATAGTTAGTATCAAGAGCGTTTATATCACTAACTGCATTTGATACTGAACGACCCCATCTTGAACCATCCATTACATAGAAAGCATCAGCACGAGCTTCAACTTTACTAATTGCATGTTTGGTTACTGCTGAGTGATATTCATGGACAACACCAGGTGTTACCAATAAATTAATATCATACTCATCAGGGTTACTAATTGCATTAATTGCTCTCTCATATGATTTTGAACCACTTGCTAAAGTACCACTACAATCAAATCCTTGTGTATTTGATGTAGAAATATCAGTACCAGTTGCTTTTAATGTAGTTGGATTATCTCCATCATATCCACCTTGAAGTGGTGCAACAAACTTTAACTGTGCTTTATCAGCTACACTTAATGTTAGTAATGTAGAACCATTAGCTGCAGTATCTACACTTAAATCTGTAGCTGCATTTACATGCCCATACATATTTTCTAAACTAAATGCTGCATTTCCACCTGTACCACCACTTGCTGGTAAAGGTGCTAAGTATTGTTTGTTATTGTCAGCGTCAAAATCCCATCCATAATATTGATTTTTATCAAATTTAGATGTAGATGAATTAGTCTGATTTATCACAAAACTACCACTTGGTACTGTTGAAGTTCCAAGAGTTGGATTAGATACTGCTGCAAAACCATGTGGTACTAATGCTTCATTAATACCTTCAAGTTCTGTTTCATAATCACTAATACGAATATGAACTGAACCATCTGTTCCAGGCCAATCACCATTAAAGGTTAATTTACCTACCGAATCACTTGTTACATATCTATCACCGATTCGTCTTGGTGCATAGTTTGGTGAATCTGGATCAAAATTGAGGTCTACAAATGATTCTAATACTTCTTTATCATTAGTTTCACCAGGATTGTTTCTCAATACACGAAGTGTAAAGTGAGCCCAATCACTACCAGCTTTTCCACCTGCTGCAATTAAATCTGCAATAGCAATTTTGAAATCACCATTAACAGAATTTCCATGTGATTTAGATTTAATCTTAAATAGATTTTTTCTAGCTCCACCACTTAATTGTGAAATGAAGTAAGGTGAAGTTGCCACACTATAATCATGAGTAAAATCTTCACCTGATGATGCTGATGCTGCACTCAATAGTGTAGTTGCATCAAATCCATGTTGAGATGAAAATTCCTTGTATTCTTTATACACATATACATTTGTATTTGTAGTTTGTGGGTCTGAACCAAAAACTTTTGTTACATAGTTATCTGAACCAGTATCAAATGAGATTGTTTTTGCAACACTATTAATTGTTAATGTAGTTGCATTCCAATCAGCACTTGCATCAACAGTAACCATAGCAGCTGCTCCCAAATCTAAAGATGAGTTTGCTCTTGATGGGTGTAATACTGCAACAACTTTAGCAGTTGATCCAGCGGATCCTGTTTGTGCTAATATTGGTGTTAAACTTAATCTTAATGTACTTGGTTGATAACCACCCAATCCTAAGATACGAACTATCGTAACAGAAGGTGCGTGTTTTAAATATTCCTGGGCTGTCATTGGTACATAGAATCGACTATCCAAATCACCAAAGATATTTTTAAATTCTGAAAAACTCGATACACGAGTCGGTGTAAATGCGGGGCCTTTAACGGTTGGACCGATAACTGCAGCACCTATTTCAGCAATACCTTGTGGTAGAAAGGATAAGTCTTTTTCTCGTGTAAATACACCAGGACTTACTATTCTTTCAGCCATTTTTATTCTCCTAAAATGTTATAAATTATTATATATCGGAACGATATATTTCGGTTAATAAATATCACGCAATGATCCCAAAAGGGGCCAACCTGATACTTTTTTAAACTATTAGGAAGCTTTTTCTTGACTGGAAGCTGTATCAGTAGATGATTCTACTGGAGCAGGTGTTTCTACTGGTGTAAATACTCCTGTTTGTGGGTCGAGATTACCTGGACCATACTTTTCATTCAAAGATTTCACAAGTTCTTGTTCTGTAGATTGAGTTTCAGTATACTTTGCTTCTAACTGAACTTCAGTTTCTTCTAATGAATTAAGTTGTTGAACTAAAAGAACCTTTCTTACTTTAACTGCTCCAAAATCGTTTTGGATAGCTGCATAAGAATCTCTCAATCCTGAAAGTGAACTTAACTCTTCAGTTGTGAACTTTACTTCTTTTGATTTTGCCATTATATAACTCCTTATGTTATAACTTTATTAACTATATATAAATATCAAGTTTTTATCCAAAAACTTAATTTTTTTTCTTTAATTCATCAATTTCTTGTTTTAATTCTTTTATTGCTTCTATCAATAATGGTACAATTTTTTCATATTTAACTGCAAGATATCCACTTTCTCTTTCTTCAACGACTTCAGGTAATACTTCTTGTATTTCTTGTGCAACAACACCAACATCATGTCCAGTATGAATAGCTTGTTTATCATTCCAATCAAATTCATACCCACCAATTTTTTCTAATTTATCTAATGGATTAGAAATTGATATTAGATTATCTTTTAATCTCTTATCTGATGAGGCAAATGCTACAACATCACCACCAGCGTGAATATTTTCATTTACACCAAGACCACCATCAACTATAAGTGCTCCTGTTGTTTTACTTGTTGAAGTTGTTGCGTCATCTACACGAACTGTTCCGAATGTTACATCATCACCAGTTCCTACTGCCTGTCCAATTGCTATATCATTTGCATTTGCTGTAACACCAGTTCCACCAACTACATTAAGAGTAATATCTCCACTTCCACCACCTGTCATACCAGTTCCAGAAGTAATTGTTTGGTCTGCGGTAGCTGACGCTTCAATAGCATTTAATTTAGAATGGTCTGCATCTGTAAAAGTGTTTGAGTCAGAACCTGCTTCAACTGCTGCAACTATCTCTGCATTACTTTGGTCTGCTGTAGCTCCTGATTCTACACTTAATGCAGATAGGACTTCAGCTACGGTTAAACCTTCTACTTCTGTTCCATTGATTCTAAGAAAATCATTATCTGCTACTACATCATTAGCCGTTAAAACATTTCCATCTGAAATACCTTTAGCTAAGGCTTTTACAAATGCGAGATTTGTTACTTCCGAATCCATTAAAGCACCTGCACTTGTTACATTTGTTGTATCTGTTACATCGGCACTTGATTCAACACTATCTAATTTAGTTTCTTGAGCATCTGTCATTAATCTTTTGTTTGATGCATCTGTAAAATTAGTAGTTGTAAATGTAGGTGTTGCTCCACTAACAACTGATTGGTCTAATGCTTTAACAGAACCAATAGACGCTAATTCACTATCCATTAACGCACCTGCACTTGTTACATTTGCTGTATCGGTTACATCTGCACTTGCCTCGATAGCATTTAATTTTGACAAGAGAGCCGCTGTAAATGGGTCTTCGGTGGCCTTTACTGCCGCTAAGTCAGTACATTCACTATCCATTAACGCACCTGCTGCAGTTACATTTGCTGTATCGGTTACATCTGCACCTGCTTCAACTCCTGTAGTAGCACCAACTGTCAAACCTGCTGCTGTTCCTGTTACATTTGTCATCACACCACTTGCTGGTGTACCTAATGCTGGTGTTACTAAGACAGGACTTGTTAAAGTTTTGTTTGTTAAAGTATCTGTCGTTGCCTTTCCAACTACGGTATCTGTCGCATTCGGTAAAGTCCATGTTCTATCATTAGTTGGGTCTACAACGGTTAAAGTTGTTTCATGTCCATCATCTGTAGCTCCCTCAAAAACAATTGAGCTCGTTACCACAAGAGATGCAGTATTTACAAAAGTTTGTGTACCTGAAACATTTATATTAGGTACTACTAATGTTGAAGTACTTGGATTATAAGTAAATGTTCCTGTATCGTCTAATAAAGCATTCGATTCATTGTGTAGAACAATTGGGAAATTTGTATTTGCAGTACTATCCGTAACGGTTGTAGTTGCTGCTAATGTTGCATTTGATACGGTAACTCCTGCTATAACAGTATTTAAAGCAGTACCATTAACAGTAATTGCATCTGCCTCAAGTGTACCATTAATATCTGCATCACCTTCTATATCTAATGACGCACCATCCACTTCACCTGTTACAGTTATACTATCAACATAAGCGTCTTTCCAACGAACTCCTGTAGAACCCAAGTCTACATCACTATCTGATTGTGGCCCTAATATATTATCACCTACATAAACTTGTTCAGTATTATTTGCATAGAAATGTATTTCATCCGCTGTTTCAAAATCTATTTTCGTTTGGTCATCTTCACCAATTTTTATATCTGTTGCTAATAATGAAGTAATAGTAGTTTGTGCTGCATCTATATCAATATCCGCGGTGTTTAAAGTTAAACCATCTCCTGCTGTAATTGCACTTGTAACTGTAAGTGTATCACCACTTACTGCCGTAGTAATTCCTGTTCCACCAGCAATTGTAAGTGTATCAGTTGCAGAATTTGAAGTTGTAGTTCCACTATCACCTGCAACTACATCCCATAAATCTTGGTCACCAGTATTTGTACCACTTGTGTTTTGAATATTTGTTGCAATTGTTGAATTAAGTTCTACCCCACCAATTGTTAAAGTAGTGGCATCAACCTCAACTACACTTGCAGTTACATAACTAAATGATGCACTTGTTGCAGTTAGTGTAGCTCCACTAAATGTTAAATCAGAGTCATCACTTAATACTCCATTTGTTCCTGCAAAAACAACTCTTCCACTTGTTAATCCATCAGGTGTAATTGTAGCTGCTCTTAAATCATAAGCACCTATATCAACATTATTTGCTACAGTTAATGAAGTAATTGCATCTACTGTACCACCATCAATATCTGGTGTATTAATATCAGGACTTGTTAATACTTTATTTGTTAATGTTTGTGAATCTGTTAATTGTACAATATTACTATTCGTGATAGATGAAATTTTAGTTGCTGTATCGGCATTACCAGTTACAGCACCTGTCAATGGCCCTGCGAACGCATCTGAAGTAACCGTACCATCAAAGAAAGCATCTTTAAATTCTAATGTAGATGTTCCCAAGTCAATGTCATTATCTGTAATTGGAGCAAGTACTCCATCTGTTAATTTAAGTTGTTGTGTACCATCAATGTCAAATATAATTGCATTATCTGTACCGAAATCTATATTTGCGTGTGATGAACCATATCCTATAGCAAGACTTGAATTATAAATACTTGTAATTGTTGTTTGTGCCGCATCTATATCTATATCTGCGGAAGTTAAAGTTAAACCATCACCTGCTGTAACTGCACTTGCAATTGTAAGTGTATTACTTGTTGCTGAAGTTGTTATACCTGTACCACCTGCGATAGTAAATGTCTCACTATTTAAATCAATTGCAATTGTACCACTATCTGAACTGACATCTAAATCTTCTGCGGTTATTTGAGCTGCTACATAAGCTTTAATACTTTGTTGGGTCGCAAGTGCTGTTGCACTATCTGAACCCATTGCATCTTCATCGAGAACTGCAGTTACAGTTGCCCCTGAAGTCAAGGTTAAACTATCTATATTGGCAGTACCATCTATGTATAAATCTTTCCATTGAGTTCCTGATGCTCCTAAATCATAGGTATCATCTGCATTTGGTAAAGTAGAACCACTAATTGATATAGTCTGAGCCGATTGACTCATTACTAAAGCGGTTGAAGTATTTAAAGCATCAATACCTTTTGGATCATGAAGGTCTGCTCCTGTTAATTCACTATGTTTTTTTGCCATTTGTACTCGTCTATTGGATGCCCAAACGACTGCTCTATTATTCATTTATATACTCCTAATCGGTTACTAACACTTCACCTGAATTATCTGTTACTGTTGTAAAATTTAAAAATGTTGAACTACTAGCATCAACTACCATTTTTTCCATCAATTCAGGTATCGAATATCCTTGTTCACTTATAACACCATCAACTGCTAATGACCCTGTTACATAAACATCAGCATTTGCTGCATAATATGAACCTGTTGCTTTAAATGGTGATGACGATGTTGATGTTACTGTTACAGCATTACCACTTGTTGTGGCAGTTAATGAACTACCTACAAAATCTATACTTGATACTTGAGATGTTAAAGAAGAACCCTCTTCACTTACTGCGATATTTGCAGTGTCGGCTGCTACACCTGTTATTGCGGAGCCATCACCTTTGAAATAACTTGCCGTTACTTGATTCAGTTGGGCGTTAGAGCCCGAAACTACTACTTTTTTCCAATTTGGCATTTATGTTATCTCCCTACGGTTGGTTACTCTTTCAAGCCCACTTCCTAATGTCGCCAAACATCAGGCCAATAAAGTTAATCTTCAACCCAAAGTTCTCCATCTTGTTCTTTAAGTCTTTGTGTTTCTTTTTGTTGAATTTCTTCTATTTGTTCTTTAACTACATCTTTTTTAGATTTAGTTTCCGTAATCATAGCTTCTTTTCTATTCAACAATTGATATTGAGATTTCAGTTTATTAACAACTTCCATCGCAATACCCAAATGTTTACCTGGAATCATTCCATTCTTAATTGTTTCAAATAAGAATTCAATTTCTTCTTTTTTGAACTTAGCGACTTCATCCACTATAGTTCTTACTTTATTTGCAGTTACTGCCATATATCAACCTTTATTTTAAGTTTAACTAAATATAAATATATCTCCTGTGGATGTATTTACATGCATCATTCCAATTCTATCACCAGCTGCTGAACCGAAATCACTTGGATTTCCACTAGCATCTGCTGCTGAACCACTAACACTAACAACATATTGTCTTGGTGTTATTGTTGTGGAACTATGTGAAGTATCATCAGCTTTTGATAAAGCCCATCTTGAAGCACTATCATCATATCCTAATGATGTACCAGCACCTGCTCCATCTGTTTCAACTACAATACCACCATCTCCACTTGAAGAACCACTTGCCATTAGAATAAATCTATCTGCAACTTTTAAGTTCGTGGTGTCGATTGTGGTTAATGTTCCATTAACATCTAAACTTCCAGGAACTGTAACTGTAGTATCACTCTTACCTATAGTTACTCCTGTTGCATTTGTTCCACCAATAGTGATTGTAGATGTTGCGTCCATATTAATGACTCCACCATCTGCATCAATGTCCATTTCAGAAGCACCTAATGTAAGTGCTCCACTTCCATCAATACCTACAGTTGAACCATTAAGTGTAAATGCCCCTGAATTTAAATCAAGAGCTGCTGATGTAGTAATATCTATTTCAGCTGCATTACCAGCGATATTAACACCACCTGCACCATCTAATGTTAATGCTCCAGCACCTGTAGTAACATCAGACGCTGCACCACCTTGAACCGAAACACCCGCAGTAGAGTCAATTGTAATTGCTCCACTTGCATCTAAATCCAGTGCTACAGAGTCAATATCAAGATTACCAGAACCATCATAAATAATAGCTTCAGTATCATCACTAAAGGTTGCTCCACCATCTCCACTAATTAAAATTGTAGAAGTACTATCTATAGTAATTGCTCCACTTGCATCAATATCAAGAGTAGAAGAATCAATATCTACTGCGACATCTGAATCTCCACCAATAGTAATTGCAGAACCATCAATAGTAACTGCTCCAGCCGCATCTATATCAAATGTACTCGATGGGTCAAATGCCATCGTAGTAGATGTCATTGTTAATGCTCCACTTGCATCTAAATCAAATGTAGATGCATCTACATCTATCGCGACATCTGCTGCAACACCAATATCAATACCACCTGCACCATCAATAGCGACTTTACCACTATTTGATGCGTCTATATCTACTCCTGTATGTCCGTCTAATACCAAAGTACCAGCGACTGAATCAAGAGTTAAATTTCCTGCTGAAGTAGACCATGTGGCTGCCGCGGCTGATGTTATTGTCAAACCACCTGCCGATGTCTGTAAAGTTCCAGCGTCTGTTAAGGTTATATCACCTTCTAAAAATAAATCTTGCCATGCTTGTGAAGCTGAACCTAAGTCATATGTATCATCTGCATTTGGAATAAGATTTGAATCAATATCTGCTCCAAAACTAACAGAATCAGTATTTGCATCTCCAAATGTTAGATTACCACCAAAAACACCATTTCCAGACACATTCAAGTGTCCAAATGATCCAGTAGATGCTGAAGATCCTGAAACAGAATTACCACCAATTAATACATCACCACCACCGACAGTAAGTGCGTTTGCTGAATGAGTTAAAGTTACATCACCTGCGTTAAAGTCAACAACTGCTCCACTTGCTAAAAATAAATCACTAAATGCTGTTCCACTCACACCAAGTGCTGAACCATCGTTTGCTGAAGGTTTAACATTACCACCACCTGCATTTATTGAAACATCTGCTGCTGCAACAATTTGTAAATCTGTGGATACATCTAAATAATCAGATGCACTATCTAATTCTAACCTATCGACTCTGGTATTACCACCATCTATGTCAAGTAAATTACCTGAATGAGTTAAAGTTACATCTCCACTATCAAAATTAACTACTGCTCCACTATCGAGAAACAAATCGCTCCAATTCAAAGCGTTTGTACCTAAAGAGCCCCCGTTAGTAATAGTAGGTACTACATTTCCGCTCGAGTTTATATTGTTTAGTTCGGCATTACTGCCAGAAACTATTACTTTTCTCCATTGTGCCATTTTATTCTCCTAATTGGACTTGACAAGTCCTTTTTTCATTTAATAAATATCATTTAAATTAGTTTTATGGTAAACCTGCACCATCGTATCCCAGATACCATTGGTCTGATCCAGAATAAAATAATCCACCTGCAACTGCAGTTGGTGTAGTTGTTCTGGCACCTAAAACTATCACTTTATCGTCTATCTGTACTGATATCTCATCACTACCGTTATATAGTGTAAATAAGTTATCAGAGTTTGTTGCTTTGAAATCAAAGCTTGAACCTGAAATACTCAAATGATTACTACCACTTGTATTAAAGGTTACTCCATTGTATGTAAAATCATCTGTCAAACTTAAAGTATCTATGTTTGCAGTTCCATCTACAAATAAATCTTTCCATTGGAAGGTTGTACTTCCTATATCATATGTATCATCTTGTGTTGGTATAAAATCACCAGCAGAACTCAATTGGCCAACTTGACTAAAAGAACCACTAATACTAAGACTACCAGTAAATTGATGAGTATCATCAATAGTATCACCAAACATTGTACTTCCACTCATAAAAGATGAAGTCATATATGTTATTGATGAACTAACGACAAATTGATTTGCAGTTATATCACCATCTATATTCAATCCTGTTGCAAGTGTCGTACCAACATATTGATAAACACTCATATAAACTATATCACTTGAATTTAACGCACTTTCAAGTTGTAATACACCAGTTTTATAATCAAATTGATAATCATTACCTGATATAACATCACTACCACCTAAAGAACCACTATTAGTTGAAGTGGATTTATATACTCTTACTCCATATCCAGGTGTTCCGTCTTCAGTATTTGCGTTTGCCAAAGAAGATATTGAATACTTTGGTGATATAAAATTAGTTTGTTGTCCACTATCTATCAACTGTGGTGTTATTCCACTTGCACTACCCGTAGGTGATACAAAAAACCATACATCTTCATCAACATTAGATTTGGTTAATCTAAATCTATACCAATATTTCATTATATTATTACTTTGTGCGGTATAAATCTGTCCACTTTGTGAACTTCCACTATATGGTAATCCTGAAGATGGTATTAAACTACCTTGTGTATAAATTTCAGATGCTTGTAAATCTAATACCGAAGTAAACGCTTCTTGTGAAGTGTTTAAATCAGCACTTGTAAATCGTCTGTTCCCAAGTAATCTGTTTGATTTTTTTTCTACATTAATAGCCATTACTTATCCCTTAACTATACGCCAATGTTATACTTGTTACTGGTGATTGATCACCTTTATATCTAATTACTACATAAAGTTCATTATCACTTGCATCTAAAAACATTCCATCTGCGTTTCTTATTGGTACGGTATATGTCGTTCCACCAACACTACCACCTGTATTTCCATATAAATCTATAGCAGAACTAAATGGGTTTTTAAAATTATCTGCGGCTAATCCACTTTCAATTAAATTACTAACGGTAGCACTTGGGTCGTAAATTCTACAATTAGTTATACTTGTATTACTACCTGCACTTGTACCACTTTTTAATATCAAACCAACTGCCACTCCACTTGAAGTTGAATCCCAACCAACTAAAGTCTTACCAACATTTACAGTCATACTTGTTCTCGCACTACCATCTTGAAATCTTCGTATATAATATTTGTATGTTCCACTACCAAAATCTTCTGGAAACCAATACCCATAATCACCACCTGGTTCTACCAAATATCCAGGTTTAACTTGTAAATCATAATTACCTAATACACTATCTCCCTCATCATTGGTCTGAAAACTATCAGTTGTAAAATATGCTCCATTAAATGCAGTTACATTATCTGCTAATACTATTCTAAAATCTTCACCTGTAAATGTTTCTGTTGTGTCGGCTAAAGTATTTGAATCATATCCTTGAGCTCTACTATAAACTGCCATTGAACCACTTGAACTTGATTGTCCAAATAAACTTGCATCATATAAACTTATTGTTGATGTAGTATCGGTTACACTTGTATTTTTCCAATTACGACCTGTTGCTCTAAAGGTTAAATTATAATTTTGTGATTCATCACTTGACCTATTTTGGTCAATATTCTCGGTATTACTATCAAGTGTAAAAGTAAATGAAGAACTTGCAACTGCTATATCTTGAATTTCAGGATCATCCCCACTACTTCTCTTGTTTGTCCAAATATTATCTATGACATAATTGGTTGCCCCTGTAGAAGAAACTCCACTATTGTTTACAGTCGTGGTTGTATTACTAATTGTTGTTGAACCTATATTTTCCCATTGGTCTGTTGGATTACTATTTACCAGTACTGATGTTCCATATCCATAACAAGGATCAAATGATTTACTTACTTCAGAATCAAAGGTAAAACTATAAGTTGTTGTTAATAAATAAGGTGCACCACTCAAACTTCTTGATGTTGCTGTAAATCCCGTTCTATTTAATGAACTTGTAACAACTGCTGTTGGTTGACTATTAGTTATATCACTTGGTAATCCACCTGAGTATAAATAAAATCTTGTAGTTCCATCCGTACCACTTTTATATTGAAAACTACTCATTGAACCTGTTTTCAATCCTACTACAACATCATGTACCGCATAATATCCACTAGCAGAAACACTATTTGCACTTGTTGCTCCACCAGTATAAAATCTTCCACTATGTACTCCACTCACACTATTAAAATCTCCGTCTTGATATGCTGCTGGTATAACTGCGGGATTAGCAGATTCAATTTTTGCTAATATTAATCCATTTGATGTTCCAAATGATGATTGTGTAAAATCTTTATATGAAGAAGTTGTAAAAGTTGAATCCTCATCTGGGGTTGCATCTGCGTAATTATCACTAAATGATTGTGATGAAATTACTCGTACACTATATTCATCTGCGTTACCACTTGATAATGCACCCATTCCAAAGTAATTTGAATTACTTGAAGCAAAAGTTGAACCTGCATTATTTGCAGTAACGGTAAATGTTGCCGTTCCAAATGTTCCATTTGTTAATATGGTTGATGGTATACGAGAAGCATAACTTCCATGAAATGGATTTGTTCCCACATCATTATCATTCGTTCCCCTATCACTTGATAATACCCATCCTTTTGATTCTAAATAATCTTGAACTGCTCTATAAGAACCAGTTTCACTTAAATCTATAAATGCTGAACCTGTCCAACTATTAGATAATCTTGCATTTTCATAAGTTGAACCTAACACTCCATCTAACAATGAACCTTTACTTGTAGTTGAACCTTCTGTATGTGATGTACTAATAGAATTCCAATATTTTTCATTTGCTGTTGGTGAAGATGTATCTATTGAATGACTGACTATTCCAGCCACAAATCTTAAAATTTCACTTACATGAGTTGTTTCATCAAAGTTATTAAAATAACTTCCATCTAAACCACTTCCCCAGGGATTAGATGTTGGATAACCATTGGTTATATTATTGGTATAGATTGCAGTCGAAGCAGACGCTGCCTGTTCTACTCTTAAAAAAGTAGATGAATCTGAACCACTAATTGTAAGTGGTTGTCTTTGAATCGATTTACCAATATATTTCATATTATGTCATTTCCAATATACTTGCGAAAACATCTATATCATTATCTGCAGACGCTTGAGTTTCTAATTTATCCCCCGCTCCCAGATTGATTGGTTTCTCAATCACTACAGTTGAGTCCGCTGGTACTTCTACTGTTTTTAACAAGTATCGTCTATCTTGAAAGTTTGCACTTCCACTAACTGATATACTAATAGTTGCATCATTTGTACCATCTATATTACTTGCATAAATTGCATGTACTATTCCAGTTGTACTTACTGGACAAGTATACATTGTCGTAAGACTTGTATTTGAACCTGTTGCTGCACTTGTAAATGTATTTGCCATATTTTATTCTCCTTATCCCCCAAAAACTATTGCCATTGCTGTAGCGTGATCAATTACTGATGAACCCGCTTCGTAAATTCTTCCACTTGAATCTATTCTACCAAACGAACCAGTTGAAACTGATGAACCACTAACATTACCTGTGGTTGTTAATGTATCAACATAAGCATTTCTCCAATACTTTGTTGTAGTACCTATATCATATGTACTATCTGCATTTGGTGTTAAGTTAGAAGTTAAATCTGAAGTAATTGTTATTGAGTCTGTATCTGAATCTCCAATTTGTATATTACCACCAAGTGTTAAATCACCTGTAAAACTTGAATTACCACTTACACTCAAATATCCAAATGATCCAGTTTGTGATACACCTAAAGAACCCGTAACACCTGAGCTACCAGAAACTTGTAGTGATCCTGTTAAGACACTATCTAATTGTTTTAATTTTAACTGGGCCATTGAAGTTCCTTATACTGTAATTGTTCTTGTTCTTTTCTATCTTCCCACCATACAGAAATTGACTTTGAAATCTTTTTCTTATGTTGAATAGATTTTGGTTGTTTCATTTTAGTAATAGTTTCCATAGTAAGTTTCCTATCCGACTGAGCACAGGATTTACATACTGAATTACTTCCAACTGCTCTGTCAAAACTATCCTTTCTTGTATAAGTTAACATCCTACTACAATCTGGACAGGGTCTATTTTTTCTATTTTTCCAATGTCTTTTTCTCATACTAATAAATATCAAATAATGGTAAAAGAAAAGTGGAATGTGGTACTTTTATGAATTAAATTTTCCCCAAGCAACTACTTCATCACTACTTTCTAAATCATATCCTAAACTTGAATTATCTATATGTAATTCAAATGAACTACCTTTTTGCATTACCTTTAACGCATCAAATTCAATTATCATTCCATTATTAAAAAACATAAAATCCTCTTCTGAAGTTGCTGATAAATCATTTGGTGCTGAAGCACTAACGGCTGTAAAACTTGCTGTGGTAGATGTTATTGAACTTGCAACTTTTGCAAACTTCTTTCTTAAATATGCACCATTTTGTATAGTTTCTGCAAATGCTGTTTGTGCTGCATATTCAGTCATTATTGAATCGGCTCTATTATCATTAGCCGTACCATCATTTGATACCTCAGCAGCACTATATTCAAATAAACCAATTGAACCTGAAGTAAATAAACTACCTGTTATACGATGTGTATCTTGTACATCATCACCAAACTTTGTACTACCACTTGATTCTATTGTGATTGATTGTGATAATTGAGATTCAATTTTTCTTGCTGAAATCTTACCAGTTACGGTTAAATCGTTTAAAGTAGTTAAACTTCCACTTATATCTAACTCTTCCCCATCAAGTAAAATTGTTGAACCTGAAATTGATTGATATGCTAAAACCATATTTTGTGCATCAGTTCCAACTGTAAAACTTGTAGAACCTGAAACTATATTAAATTCAACATCATCAGTTGTACCAACTACCTGTCCGATACTAAATTCTATTGGTGCAGTTGTATGTGCCCTCAAGTTTCCAACTAAAGATGATTCTACTCCAGAAGAACCACTTATTACCAATGGGTCTTTAAAAATAAAATTAGGCATTGAACTTACCGATTGAAATTATTTCATCATCAGATTCTAATGAATACCCAATACTATCGGTATCTACTTGTAATAAAAATGAACTCCCACTTTGTTCTATTGTTAATGCATCATGTTCCATATATTGTCCATTAATGAAAAATATAAAATCGTTTTCTGTTGTTGCAGAAAGAGCACCTGCCGCAGAGGCAGTTGCTGCTGTAAAACTTGCTGTTGAATCATTTAAAATTTGATTAGATGATTTATAAAATTGTTTTCTTAAATATGTTTGTTCCGCAGCAACACCTTCAGTAGTATAATTTTGAAGAGCATATTCAGTAATTAGAGCAGTTGGACTTGCATCACCAAGTGTTGCATCATTTGATATTTCATTAATTTCATATCCATTTAAACTAAACGAACCACTTATATCCATACTTCCTGTAAATTCATGTTTATCATCTAAGGTATCACCAAATTGGGTAGAACCACTTTGATACAATATTGATGCCGATACAAATTGTGTTTGAAATTCTTTTGCAATTAATGTTCCACCTATTGTTGCATCCCCACCAACTGTCATATTACCCGTAGTGGTTACTGAACCTGTAATTGCTAAACTTCCACTAATACCCTCATAACTATAAGTTGTTGGGTTTCCAAATATAAGTGAACCTGCATTTACTTGATTAAAAATTACATTATCTGAAGTACCAACTGGTTGTCCAATTGATATTGTTTGATTTAATAGTTGACTGCCATCAAAAGCTACACCATCATTAGATAAAGTAACACCAGTTCCTGCATTAAATATCAATGGATTAGAAACTGAAATAGAAAAGAAATCTGCAGTATCTTCTGTTTGTATAGAAACTCCACCACCAGCATCCGTCTTTACAAAATCTTCTGCTTGTTTTTCAACATCCATATTAAAGATAACTTGTTTGGGAGTAAGATGTCGTTTAGTAGTTACCATACTATTAAATTCTTCTTCAGGTAAAATGTAACCCATTAATTGTACAGAAAATGTAGTTTTTATTACTCTTTCTGATGCATCCATTTCACTTGCATCTGTAAAGGAATCTATTCTACTTCTAAATCTCAACTTGCCTGGTTCACCCCAATATGAACCATCGGTATAATTAATCTTCTCTACTAATTTATTCATTTGTTCAATGTATGAAGTCCAAATTGTAAACTCATAATTCAATATCATATGGTCGGGAACAACTACACTAAATTGTTCTTTGTTTGGTGCTGTACCTATTGTTTTTGAAAATTGATCATAACGATTACTTTGTGAATATTTTTGTGTAAAGGTTTGAAAATTTTGTGGTTTGTTTGCATCCATCTTATCAACAGGAATGTTTTCATTTCTTTCAATTCCAGTTCTACGAAATACAATTGCAGGTGTTAATACCTTTTGTCGTTTATCTCGTAAAAATCCTTGTCGTTGAATACTGAACCATCTCTCTGGTGAAGCATACATAACTGGAACTTTAATAGTTTCTTTATTATCAACTACAGTTGGTTTAATAACTTCATTAAAGTAATACATAATAGCTGAATCATGATCCATAACCGATACAGATAGATTTTTAATTTCATCTTTATCTCTACGAACTTGATTTGCTCTATTATAATCTTCTCTAATTGATAAACTATTTAAATCTCGTCTTACTTTTCTTGATATCGGTTTATTTCTTGCCATTAAAATGCCCTTGTTCTCTCAATATTAAGAGTTGAAATTCGAGTTAATACTGCATCACATGAAATTGTCCAATTTTTATTGTAATCTCCAGCAACTAACTGATTTTCGTTTGTTGAATTAATTTCAAAATAACCATGATTCCAACTCAATACATCACCAATGTCTGGTCTGAAACTTACATCGATTAACATATCTCGTTGAAATGAGAATGTTGCAGTCTGATTAGAGTCGGGACCAAATTCATTTGTCTCCCAATCAAAATCAGTTGCTTCAATAATACATGATAATTTTACTCCTGCCTCGTATACTTTACCACTTTCCCCAGCTTCACCATACATATTTGGTGATGTTTCATAGGTTGATACCCTATAAATAATAACTTCTTGTCCGATGATGCCATCTTTTCCATCTTTAAGATTTCCAATTAGTTCATCATTGAATCGTTTAGCTAAGTTTGTGTCTCGTGTAGGCCAATATCTACTTGCCATTTTTTTATCCTATATAAATTGGATAAGGCACCTTTTTCAATTTTTCTTGAAGATGTTCTGAAGATTCTCTATCAGCTTCTAATAATGCCTTATTACTTGTTTGGTCTAACATTTCTCTCAATTGTTCTATCAATTGTTCTTTTTCTGCAGTTGCTTCTGCTCTCAAAGTATCTCCATCTAATGAGACTTCTGAATTAGGAATTGGAATTGTACCATATTTGGAACGAACCATACCTAATAATTCCTTTGAGAGAGCTAATCCATACTTTCTAACCCATTGTTTACCCACATCATTAATTTGTTGATAAGACATATTATTATATGGTGCATTAGAAATGTCTGATACTGTGTCTGCTGAACCACTATATCGTGTCCTCAAGACATTATCTCTATCAGACACCTTATTCCACTCTATCCATAAACTACCCGTTGAATCCCCACTCCATGCTGGAAAGATTCGTAATTTATTATTAACTAACTCAAATGAATAAGTAGATTTTCTAATCTGGTCGTTAAATTCTATTGCCTGTACTCTAAGTAAATCGGCATACATTGGTTGTAACATAAATGTAATGGCTGGTGATTTACCACCAAAGCCAAACCCATCTATCATATTATTTGTTGCTTGTCCTGTACCAGCATACGGGTCAAAGTATCGTGTAATTGCAGGTGAAGATTCATAAAATACTCGTTTAACTTCTATTGCTCCACTACCACTTATATCTGCAACTAATGAATTTAAATCATAATCTTGTGAACCACTTGCAAGAGTTATCTTATTCTTATAAGTTTCAACTTGTCCGCCAACTTGGGCCTCACTTCCATAGGTTTCTGATAAGAATATCTGTTCGCCCATAGTATGTGATAATCGTTTATGTGTTAAATTTGAACTTGTTGATTGTCCTCTTAAACTTAATAAGTTATCTTTAATGTTAAATTGGTTTACTTGGGCAGAGTATTCAGTAATACTTTCTTCAAAACAAGTATATAATTGTGAGTCTTGGATTTCAACCGCTGTTATTGGATAACCCAGTCGTTTCGCACACCATGTTGCGAACTTTGGGGCATCTGTTTGAAATACAGTATCGTCATCGTAAAACCCGAATGGTGTATTTCCACTTACTGCTGAACCACTTCCTGGCCAGATTGGTTCTTGAGCCATAAAATTCTCCTAATATTAGTATTTAGATATCTGTAAATAAATATCAAAGAAACAAAAAAGGGTGAAGAAAAATCCTCACCCTTTTTGAAATCAGGGTTTTGACACCCCTATATGACTATCCTAAAATAATATTAGACATAGTTTACATCAGCGACTGTTACATCACCGTAGTATTCTGATCTAACCATTTTCTTAGCATAACGAGTCATGACCCCTTTACGCGGAGTAAAGTTCTTTGGATCATAGACAAGTGGTGTCATGATTAATGGTACATATGGTGAATAAACCGCACCTGTTTCAAGGAAATTACTTCCTCTGAAACCGATAAGCACTTTATTATCCAATGCGTAAGGGTTCTTGTAAACCGTATAACGGTTGTTAAGAGCACCTACTTTTTGTACGCCCATTGCAAATGATTTCTCAGTTGCATCACCAGCTGTATCAGCTGCGTATCCAGGAATACTTTCTATGATGGTTGCTGTTTCAGGTGAAACCACGATGAAATTAGCACCGCCACGAAGAGTCTTCTGGTGGATAGCATTTGAAACTGCTTGGATTTTGTTTCCAAGAGTCTGGAACCAAGTTCCTTTGGTGTAAGCACTTGCATTAGCTGAAGATTCAGCGAAAAGTCCAGTAGCTGAGTCATACTCATACCCTGGTCTTGCTGACCAATTTTCAGATTTTGCAGATGCTCCAGAATACAACATATCAAGGATTTCTAAATCGATTTCCATTGAAATGTACTCACTTAACAGTGCTGTTAACTCAGCTTCTGCATCAACTGAATGGTATGCATTTAAGTCTTGAGCAAGTTCTGGAGTCCAGACTGCTTTTAACTTACGAGTTTTAGCAATGATAGGAATACTTTTCAGTGCGATATCTAATTCAGGAATATCGATATCTGTTTCTGGGTTAGCATCTATTTGTGCTGCTGTAGCTTCAAAATCACCACGAGTGTAGTTATTTGCAGCTTCTTTGTGATATTTCACAATTATACTTGCAGGTGCAGCGGCAGCAGATTTCAAACATATGAATGAAACCTCTGTTCCAGCGGCATTCCTACTTGTATAAGCTGGATAAAATGCGTCAATGTTAGTACCACTAATAGAGAAAGCGCGAACGCCGTCTTTATCGTAATTTACTAGATCATCATCAGCGACTGTGATTTTTACCAAACCATTATCAGCTACATGACCAATGGCCACAGAAGCAGATAAATCTGGTTCCCAACCAACATCACTCCATGCTACTGAGGCAGTTGCAAATGCATTATCTGCAGCTGAAGCACCAATAGCCAGAGTATCTGAAGTTTGGTCATTCACAGAATATCCGAATTTACCAGCACCATAAAGACCACCACTTGCATCGCCAGATCCACTTGTGTTACCATGTACATCAGCGTTGTTAGTATGGTTGCCTGTTTGGGCTGTTCCGTATTTAAAGTCAAGATAGAAAATAAGACCTGAAGGTAGGTTCATTGGTTGAACAGAAACGAATTCCTGTGCTGCCAATTCACCAAAGATTCTACGAACCAATGGTAAGGCTACGCCACTCCACTCTTCCGAGCTTGCTGCGGTACCAGTTCTTGAGGCTTCATCAATTAATTGACGAGCTTGATTCTCAAGTAGTACTGCCATTCCATTTACTTCATGGTCAGCTTTCAAACCTTCTAAAAGGCCTGTTGGCTCCCATTTCTTGACTAACTTACGAGTTTGTTCCAATAGTTGTCTTTGTGGATTATAACCATCCATCAAAGATTCTATTGTTGAAGTTCTTTTACTCATTATAGTCTCCTAATAGTAAAATTTGTTAAATTATGTTAGCTAACTTCTTAAAGCGTGCTTTCACATCAGAACCTTCAGAAATTACTTTCTTACTTGGTTTAGTTGATGCAACTGCTTTCGAACTTGAACCTTTCGATTCTTTAACAGGTCTACGACCTTTGAAAGACTCAGCAAGTGTTGAATACACAAGTTTAATCTCTCTAATGTTCTTAGTTCTGTCAAATGTTTCAACTACTTTCATCTTCTGTTCATTAGATAAACCGAAAACTCTGAATAGTTTGTTTGAAAACAATAGTTTTGCGTTTAATAGGTTAACTTCATTTAGTTTAGCACGAAGATATTTTACAACATCCCTATGCTCTTTAATTTCTGCTTTAAGTACAGCATTTTCTTCCACCTCGTCATCTTCATCGGATACTTCATCTTCTTCAGAAAGAGCTTTTAAAACTTCTTCTAAATCGATGTCGTCATCTTCATCAGATACTTCATCTTCTTCTTTGACTACTTCGTCTTCAGAGTTTTCCTTACCAGCTTCGGAATCACTTCCTTCGCCTTCAGGACCCTGAGCACCAGTCTTAGAAGAATCTGCAGCGGCATCTGCCACTTTATTGTCAGCTTTACCAATGTCAGAAGATACATCATTTTCTGATACAGAATCATCAGGTTGTTCAGCAGCAGGTACTTCTTCAGCACCATCTTCTACATCTTCATCCTCATATTCTTCAGAAACTTCAGCGTCATCGTCTTCATCTTCTAATTCACGAAGTATTGCTTCAAGGTCGAGTTCTTCATCGTCTTCATCAGATATTTCATCTTCCTCTGCAACTGCTTCTTCGTCATCTTCGTCTGAGACTTCATCTTCTTCAGCAACTGGTTCTTCATCATCCTCATCTGCTACTTCATCTTGTTCAGTTGAAATTGGTTCTTCAGCAGCTTCTTCTTCATCAGATAATTCAGCAGATTCCTCTACTTCATCGTCTTCATCAGAAACTTCGTCTTCTTCAGATACAGGGCCGCCTTCTTCATCTGATGCAGGATCAACCACATCATCTTCATCAGAAAGTTCGTCTTGTTCTTCAACTTCTGCTTCATCCCCATCTTCATCTTCGATTTCAGATTGGATTTTTTTAGCCAACATTGATTTTAACTTTGGTGTAAATGCTTCCTCAAGCGCCATCTTTGCATTTGCTAGAGCTGTTTCACGAACTGCTTTTGCGTCTGCAATGGCTTCTTTTAGTAAATCATCCATTGTTATTCTCCGTTTGGATTCAGTATTGTTATTAGGAACAATAATTAAGATTAATTATTAATCGGTTACACTTTATGAGTGGCGGAAACGCCGAAAGTGTATTTCATTTTATATAAATAGTATAAAATGTAAAAAAACGAACACGAAGTGTGTAGTTTTTTAATCTTTTTCTTTTAGTACTTTGTACTTATTTCTTAAAATAGCTTTCTTTTTCTTCTCTCGAAGTATATCAGACTTTTTTCTGTAGAATGATCGTTCTCTTAATTCTAACATCATTCCACTTTGTTTGACTTTCCTCTTAAAAATTGAAAGTGCTTTTTCTATCGATTGTCCTTTTCGGACTTCTACTTTAATCAATTATAACCTCTTGTGTTTTAATTTTCTCGTTGTTTTTCTTTAAAAATATCTTCCATTAGATCGAATATTTCTTTACCACTATCTCGTCCTCGAAATCTATTATTATAAATCATCTTTTTAAGTTTCTTACCATCACCAGTACTTGTATCTACATCCCATAGAAACTCATTAGCGTTGATATGCCAATTCATATACTGTCCTTCAGCTTCTTTCATTCTCTGTTTCATCTTACTAAGAGTAGCTCTATCAGCCTCTGTAATAGTCTGCTTTTTGGAAATGAGTTTTTTCAACTTAATCATTAGTCGGTTTCCTTTTCACCTTTATAATTAGAATCAACATAATTAAAGAAAGCTTTTTTCTTTTCATCATCTAATTCTTCTGGAGAACTAATACCAAATTTTTTCATTGCACTTTGAAAGAATGCTTGATAATCACCTTCTTCAATATCTGCACCTTTAATTCCAGCATCTTCTGCATCTTCTGCTGATGGGTCGTCTTTCATTTCAAAATATCTACCAAGTACATGGCCCATATCTTCATACAATCCACCTAATCTTTGTTGTAAAGAATTAGATTCTTTTGCGATTTTACCAAATGATTTTGATAGATTTGTTAATTCTTTCATATTACGATTAACCGTAACCTTATCAAACCAATCATCGGTTTCACTTAAAGTGTATGATTTTGCATTAGTTGCAATCTCTGAAAGTTTTTCAGCTATATCTTTAATATTATTTTCAGAATCAAAAGATTCACCGAAACTTGAAAATTGTTTCATATTTTCTTTAATTTCTTTTGCTGATACTTTTTCTTGTGTACCATATAAATCTTCTACAATATTAGATAGACCATAATTGCGATTAGATACTACACCGCCCCCAAGTGCTGGAGTAGTAACTACACCACCAACGGTTGAGAAAGCTCTACTTTCTTTGATTAGATTTTTTAATTTTAATTTTGCCATTTTATATCTCCTCGCTTCCAGTGTTCCCGTCATCCAATTCAAATTCATCAATATTTATGTCATCAATGAGTTTTTCTTCTTCAGCAGTACACTCTCCAGCATAAACTTTGTTCAACAAAAGAGCTACTATTGGTGTATCACCTGGAGGCACCTCTTCATAAGGTACGCCTACATTTGGTTCATCACGAGTTTCTCTTAATTCATGATTTCCTGGGTTCTCTCGAACATCCTTACTAAATTCAATCCATGTAGCATTTTCGCCCCATGAATCGACCAGTTCGAATGGTTCTATTAACCTTATTTTTACATAATCTTGTTCTGTTCTTGCCATTTTATATCTCCTAATTCATTTATAAATATCATTAACGGCGTTTTTTACCATCTAAATACTTACGAAATCTTTTTTCTACTTTACTCCACAATATCTTTAACATATCACCAACCCCATGGCTGGTTTGAATCTTTCCTGTACTTAATCCACGAATCAAATCCATTGCATCATACTTATCATTCTTTACACCACTTAACATTATTGCAACTGCTCTTTGTGATGATTTATTAAAAATTTGACCCATTTCTTTTATATCAGTTTCCACATGGTGTTGTGCTTCTGTACTTGTATAAGGTAATTTATGTGCTGTAAATTTCTCATCAACACCTTGTTTAACAAATTCTGTAATTAATTGTTCTACAACATCTGGTTCATCGTAATCTTCACCAAGTCTAAAATCTTTCCATTGTGCCCACATCTTATGATTCATTATCTTTTCCTCTTGTACATAGTAATTTTTCTCTTCATCTGTGGACTTCTAAGTTGTTTATTTACATCAACTAACGCCTCAACAAATCCCATAAGAACACCATTCTTTTTCAGTATGTATTCGATATTTTCAACATCACCCTTTTTAGCTTTTTTAGCCAAGTCTGTAAACTTTCGTGATAAACTATCTTGTAATGTCTTTAAATTTGTTACACCATATCCTGATATATGTACTTGTGGATTCTTCGCATCGAACTTTCCATCTTTCATATCTTGGGATACATTGTAAAGAGATTCTTCTATTTCAGGTTCATCTATACCAATCTCATCGGTGTAACCACAACTTTCATCTTCTAAATTTTCGTTCTTAAATGCAAAACCATGACCAGTAAAAATCTTACCCAACTCCATACCTTTAGATTCATTTACAGAACAACAATCTCCACCACATTCACATGAGTGTACTGTTTCTTCTTTTATTAGTTCTTTTAACTTAATCATTAGAATTCAAATCCTGGTGGTGTTCCATATTCACTTTTCTTAATTGCATTCCACACACCTTTAAGTTCATAATACCAAAACTTCTTAGTATCCAATACCCAAAACTTACCTCTTGGTACTTTTGATGTTTTCTTTTGTCCAAATTTATTTGTCATTGGTGCCCCATCATCCCAAGTTTTATTAGTTTGTTGAGCCTTTACTGAAGTTTTACCATCACCAACTGCTTGATAAACTTTTGAACCAGGATAATCTCCCTTTAAAGATACGATAGCTTTTTTACTATCTATTTCATTTAATATGTTGGTTAGTTTAATCATCTTACTAATCTCAATGCAATATCTGGATTCAAACCATCTTTTTTTATATAATCTCTATCTTCAGGATTCTTCAATATTTTTTTCACCAAAGTTTTTTCTGCAGAACTCAATTTTATTTGTTTTTTCATCAATTTTTCCAATGACATTCCAATAGAAACCACTCTTGGATTTCCAATCATAGGTTTTAAATCAAAATCAATTGTGTTCCATTTACCAGGTCTAAGTTGTTGTACTACAAGTTCAATACTTCCATCTCTATTTTTATATATATCGCCTGGTTTTACTTCTGTTATTAAATCTTTTAACTTAATCATTAGAATGCACTATTAATATCTTTAAAATTACTAAATTCTTTTTCTGCTTGTTTGAATAACATCTTATCTAATCGATTACGAGCATCTTTTAAATCATTGATATCCCTAAAAAACATATGTAGAGCATCAAGATGTTCATACATTTGTACTAACTTTTTATTTCTCAACATTTGTGCAAGAAATATTCTAGCCTCTGTATGATAATTCCTATCAGTAAACTTTGCAAGTTTATCAATATTAACTTTACTAGCTTCTTTCTTTTCTTGTAATATGTTTTTTAATTTAATCATTAGATTTTATCCATTAGTTTTTTAATTTGTTTTAACACTTTTGAAGTACCTTGAGCGTTTTGAAACACTCCATAATCTTGGCCAATCTTTACTAACTCATTAAACTGGTCTCTCAAATCATATTTCATTTCTCTCCACAACTTAGAATCAATATTAGCTGCACGATAAAGTTTCCAGCCTGTACTACCTTCGTTGAGAGATTTGGTATTTATTTTACCACCACCTATTCGTTTAAATTCTTCTTTTAAATTCATTGTATTTTCCTCTTTACCAAATCCTTGCGAAAGCACCTGAAGTAATAGTATTGGACATACTACCAATTTGTTTTCCTACGCTTTGTGCGTTGAATCCTACATATTCATTATCAGGATCTCTCTTTTTATCTGCTATATCTCTTTTTAAATCCATATGATAAGAATCTATCTTTTCATAAAACTTATTCATAGCAGTTGTGATATCACTTAATGCTCTCATTACATCACCCTCATCTTTAGGGTCTAACTTTTTACCAGCCATTATTTTATCAGAATGTGCATTTGGTTTACCACCCACTAATCCAACAATTAGTTTATTAGCATAATCTTTTGTTTTCATAATTACACTTTTTACTTTTGCTGGGTCATTGTAGATATTTTTTAATGCATCTTCATATCTTCTTTCATTTTCTTGTTTAAAATCTTTATCAGTTCTCCATGTCCAAGAACCATCTTTAACATCTGCTCTTAATTTTCTTAATTTTGAAGCACCCATGTAAGGTAAATCTTCTTCAAGTGAAATTTTATAAAATTGAATACCATCTATTTTTTTAACTGATGCTGGACTTTGCCATCCGTATTTATTTAAACCGAATGTTTTCATATCTTCAGAACCCCAAGCTGTAGGATTTTTTACTTGAATATCTTTACTTCTCCAAGATTTTGTATACCATAATGATTTACCATCTTTGAATACACTTACGATTGTTCCCTTATCTATTTCTAAATTAGATTCCCAATATCTATTACCTTTTGCTCGAAGAGTTACTTTCTTACTTGCTACTGCAATTGCAACACCCTTACCAGGTAAGTTAGATTGTTTTGTAATTTGGTTATCTTCAATCTTACTTGCTTGTAAACCTTGTTTTGCTAAGTAACTATATAAATCTCTGTCCAACGAACCTCTATTATTCATAGAAAATTTTCTTAATAGTTTACTTTTAAAAGCTTCAGTTAAATACGATACCTTTGATTCTTTAATTATATCTTTTAATTTTATCATGAACTTAACCTCACATTTTTACCGAACTTATTCCACATTTTACCAATTACAATGTAAAGTCTTTTTTCATTCATTTTGTTCATTTTTTCTTTTATATTATCTGGTGCTTTATCATACAATTGTGTGAATAATCCAGCACTTAATTGGTCTACCATTCTACCACCGAGTTTTCCATAACCACTTTTTTGTATATCAAAAATCTTTTGAACACCTTTTCCTTTAGCAATTTCTTCATTTACGGATTCAAGTTTTAATGCTCTCTTTGCGTTTTGAATTCCTTTAATTATTTGGTTAAGATGAAATCTCAATCCTTCTCCATCTTTCTTTTTTATAGAATTGTCTACTGATTTAAGATTC